TTATGCGGCAGCAGCCGACAGGAAGTCATGAACATACGCGTCCACGCGTTGTCCCTCCCTCTCAGCAAAGTACTGATACAGGAACGCGACATACCGCGCCTTTGCAGTGGGGTCGACCGTTGCGCCGCGCTCCTGCAAAAACTCTTCAATGGCAACGAGGATCTGCGCCAGCGTGTCCTGGTTGATCGGTGATGGGGTCGCAGCCCGCTTCTGCGAGGCCCGACTTTGCTTGCCCTTGCTGCCTTTACGGTCATGCCCCGACGCATCGGCCTGTCCCAGCAACCAATCCACAGACCGGCCGGTGGCTCGACTTATCTGCAGCAGTCCCTCCGCTTTCGGGATGCTATGTCTCTGCTCAATTGACTGAACCACCCCTTTCGGAAGTCCAACCTCAGACGCCCACGCGTATAGCTTCGGGCCTGTAGCGCTCGTCAATCGTTCGTAGAAAACACCGAACAGGTCGTCGTCAGTATGGGGAGCGGGCATTTGATTACTTTCCCGTAACGTTATCAAATCAATGAGCGAGACCACTTTCGCGGATTCTCGCAGATAACCCATTGATAACAAAGATGGATAGCGGGTGGCTATCCAGTCAATTCATCAAATGAGTAAAAACAATTACGCAAAAATCATTTGAGTACTACGATGGAGTCATGTTCACACGATATACACAGCGCCCAATGAGCAAGCGTCGTTCAAGCAATACAGATTGGAAGCGCCCGATGATCGTCGCGCATGTGCATATGTCAGGGACATCGTTTCGAGAGCTATCTCGCCGCTTCGGTGTTCGAGAAACTGTAGCTTCACAGGCGCTGTACCGGCCCTACCCGAAGTGGGAGCGCATCATCGCCGCCCAAATTGGTGTGCCGCCGGAGGTCATCTGGCCTACCCGATACGCTCGTCGAGAGCAACGGCGAATCGCTGCGAATCGCCGCAAAGCCCGAAGGATGTCACCCATTAGTTACTCAGATGATAGCAAACAATGCAGTCATGACAGCACTAAAAGTGCTACGGGAGGGGTGTGAACATGGTGCGTCGTGACGACTTCACTCCCGACTTGTTCGAGGTGCCGCGAGCACCCGAATTGCTGGATGCAAGCATGGCGTTTCGCGACGAAGTGGCAGCCCTGGCCAACACCGTGCTCTCAGATGCGGGGGCGTCGCGAGAAATCGTCGCTGCTGAGGTATCGCGCCTCGTTGGCGGCGAAGTGACTAAGCATACGCTCGACTCGTGGACGGCGGCTTCACGCACAAAGCACAACATTCCGTTTCACCTTGTCCCCGTTGTGGAAGCCGCATGCAAGTCGCACGCGCTTTCCAACTGGCTCGCCGAAAAGCGCGGCGGCCGGCTGCTTGTAGGTCGCGACGCGTTGACGGCCGAACTGGGCAAGCTTGAGCGTACACGGGATGAAGCTGGAAAGCGAATCAAGGCGCTCAAACGTGTGATGGGGGCGCACAACTCATGAAGAAGCGTTACACAATCCAAGAGTTGGCCGCGCTTCGACTACCAGGACGCCCAGCTAGCCCACAAGGCTGGCATCACGTAGCAACGACCGAGGGGTGGGCCTTCAAGGTTACAAAGGGCCGAGGGGGACAGGGCGGGGCTCGTCATGAATACGCCCCTAGTCAGGCGGTCATGGCGGAGATCTGCGATCAGGCGGTGCAAGCAATTGTCGCCGGGCGCGATGTAGAGGATCTGTCAGCAACCTCATCGGCTGAGATGCAGCCTCAGCAAGCAAGTGACGCATGGACTCAGCGCCAACGCTTGATACGTGACGCGCGTTTGCTGGTTGTGCGCAGAATTCATCAATTGCGTAATTTTGCGGGAAGTATGAATCAGGCCGTTGAGTCGCTCCTGCAATCGGTCGCAACGAGCAACGCAGCTTCGAACGTCGTGCTTGCACTCGCAATCGGCAATGACAAAAATGGCCTCGCATTCGATGTCGCCATCGGGCACGAAGGGCTTTTGGTTGCAGTGCCGAGAGCGGATCAGAAAATTGATGACTTCGCGGCGATGACGTCGTCACGGACGCTTCGGCGATGGTGTCAAGCATACGCGGAGCGGGGTGCCAATGCGCTCGTTCCACTGAAGCGGCAGCCGGACTTCTCCGTGCCGCAGTGGGCGAAGTATTTTCTGGAGCAAATGCAGCGGCCGCAAAAGCCCATGCTCACTGACGCGTACCGCACGATGGTCGCCTCATTACCTGAGGACATTGAACGGCCATCCATTCATGCGGTACGTCGCTGGTACGACACCAAATACTCCAACATCGACAAGCTCCGGGGCCGTCATCAAGGCAGCGCGTTAAACGCTTTCAAGTTTTCGCATAAGCGCACGAATGCGGGCATGGTCCCCATGCTTGAGGTGCACTCTGACGGTTGGGGCACTCACTTCACCGCACCGCATCCCGTGTCAGGCAAGTTCGTCAAGCTCGAATGCTGGCACACCCACGACGTCGCAACGCGTGTGGTGTTCCCGCCATCGGTCGGCCTGTCCGAATCGATGATTGTCATCATGGGCAGTCTGTCCAACGCCATGAAAGCCGGGGGTGTGCCCGCTATCTGGCAGACGGACAACACCGGTTCCGTCAAGAACGACCGCATTGAGTTCGACCCGCTGACGTCGATTAAGGCGCGCGCCGGTTTCGAGATCGTCCACAACCTGCCCGGCAACAGCCAGGCGAACGGGATTTGCGAGAACTTCAATAAGTATCTCGACCGGCGCGCACGTGAGTTGGCCACCTATATGTCCAAGGACATGGACTCACTCGCACAGAAGCGAGTGCTCAAGCTCACCCAGAGGATGAGCAAAGTTGCCGACCTTGGCGAACGCCGTCGCCTGAAAGCCCAAGCCGAAGCGGCGGGCAGCGGCATTGTCTTCGAGACATATCAGCAAGCCGTCGACTGGCTGAACCGGGTGTGCCAGGACTTCAACCACATGCCGCATAGCGCCTTGCCGCGCGTGACGACCACGGCGGGCGTTAATCGCCACATGACCCCGGCCGAAGCCTGGCAAGAGCATGTGAGGCGTGGATGGGAACCCGTCGCGCTAGACGCGGACGAACTCGTCGACGTCTTCCGTCCGCATGAGGCCAAGACGGTGCGTCGAGGTTGTGTAACGGTCTTCGGACAGCGATATCACCACACCGAGCTAGAGCATTTCAACGGCGAGGAAGTGCAGGTCGCCTATGACATTGAGAACGGTGAGCGGGTGTTCGTTAAGTCGTTAGACGGACGTCTGATCTGTGAGGCGCAGTTCTACGTCGAGCGTGCCTACCGTCCGCGCAGTGCCTACGAAATCGCGATGGACAAGCGCGCCGAAGCAGCGATCAAGCGTCATGCCATCAAGATCGGCGAGATTGAACGTCAGCGGCCTGTGGTCACGCTGGAGGCCGAGATGGCGCAACAGCGTCTGGCCGATCCCGCCCGAGGTGCACCGGTCGTCATCGACGTTGACGCCACCGACTGCGCCGACTCTGTAGTGCAGTCACTCCCCGAATCCCCAGAAACGCGCTTTTCGCGATGGCTGACGCTCGACGCTCGCCATGAGCGCGGCGAGGCACTGAGCGACGCGGAGGCGCGCTGGCACGCGGGCTATCCGCTCACCGCTGAACACCGACTGATGACCCGGCGCGCGGAGGACAACGCCAATGCCATGTGATCCATCCGACTCAGCTATCTCGAAGTCACAGGCCCCCCGCCGAATTGGACATTTGAGTTTCCCCCCACGGAGGGCTATTTGATGACGTCGTTAAGCATTGCACAAGGTTTCGCCGATACGCAGAACATGGCGTTGGCCGAAATCGCCATTGAGCGCGCTATGTCACGCTCTACCAATCTCCCCGGTCTCGTGTGCTTCTACGGCCCCTCGGGCTGGGGCAAGAGCATCGCCACCAACACCATTGCACAACGCGGACGCGGCTACTACGTACAGGCCCGTAGCGTGTGGACGAAAAAAGCGTTGCTCAAAGCCGTCCTGTTCGAGATGGGCGTGCGTGCAGCGGCCACCATTGACGATATGGTCAATCAGGTCGCCGACCAACTGACCGCCAGTCAACGCCCACTCATCATCGACGAGTTCGACCACATCGTCGACCGCAATAACGTTGAACTCGTGCGCGACATCTACGAATCCAGCCGCTCCCCCGTGTTGATCGTCGGTGAGGAAGCATTGCCGCAGAAACTCACGCGGTGGGAGCGTTTTCACGGTCGCGTGCTTTCTTGGGTGCCAGCGCAACCCGTCAATCAAGACGATGCGAACAAGCTCAAGCCCCTGTATGCGCCGCACTGCGACGTCTCGGACGACTTGCTCGCGCACATCACCGACCTTGCGAACGGGTCAGTGCGGCGCGTGTGCGTGAACCTCGCTCGTGTGCAGGAGCACGCACTAACGCTCGGCGTGGCGGGGTTCGATATGAAGGCGTGGCAAGCGTTCGAGCGAAAGACGCCAGCCGCCGCGCTGTACACCGGCGCGTCACCGACGCGGTGTCTTCCGGGTGACGTTTCACGCAGCGGCCGCACGGCCGTGGCGGCGCGATGACGGGGGCAGCCATGAAAGATATCAAGACGACCGTTGCCGACTACGAGCCCGGTCGCCCCCGTCCCCATCGGGGGAGAACGCCCGCACACCTGGAGCGCGTCGGCGGCAAGACGAACCGGCAACGCGTTTGGGATGTCCTCAGAACCGCCGATGAGCCGTTGCGGCTCGTGACGCTCTCGTTTCGCGCCAAAGCCGATGACCTTACGGTCAAGACGTACCTGCAAGGGTTGGTGAAAGCCGGATACGTCGAGGCTATCAGTCTCGCGGGAAAAGGGGCCTGCAAGCCAAAGGTCTTCCGGATCATTCGTAATTGCGGCGTCGATGCACCTCGTGTGACGCGCGACGGTAAGCCCGTAATGCAAGGACTCGGCAACGAACAGATGTGGCGAGCGATGCGCATCATTGGCCCGTTTGACTTCCGCGTTCTGGCGGCACGATCCAGCACACCCGAGGTGCGGGTGAGCGACGAGACCGCACGTGCTTACGTGCAAGCCCTCTACAACGCAGGGTATCTGCAGGTGGTGCGTCAGTACAAGCCCGGTCTGACGGCACAGTACATGCTACCGAAATCGAAGGTCACAGGCCCACACGCACCGATGATTCAGCGAGTCAATCAGGTATTCGACCCGAACACGAATCGCGTCGTCTGGACCGAGCAAAAGGGTATCGACGATGAAGGATAAGCGTGACCGCAAGACGGCAGAAATCGCGGACGCCCGAGTCCTGCCGACGCCGACTCGTCAACCCTACATGTCGGCCGAATGGTTCAAAGACTTGCAGGCCGTGGTCGCTGAACTCGGTGTCACGCGAACGGCCCAGCGAATGAAGACCGAGAAAGGTCGGCACGTGAGTCGTACGAACCTGAGCCAGTTCTTGCACGGGCTGGGTGAATACAGGGTCGGCGGTCGCGCCAGGCCCCATTTGATGGAAGCCCGTTATCGCCAGGCTTTCGAGCGCATTACATGCCCCCAACTCGGCGAGAGCCTGACTTTCGCCGAATGCCGGGCTCACTCTTCCGGCCCCCCGCCCAAGCACAACCCGCTGCGCCTGACGTTCTGGATAGCGTGTCAGGGTTGTTCATTCAAACCCGCCACCAAGGGGAAGCAACCGCATGAACAAGATTCTACGGACGTATGAACCACTCGAGTATGGCGATCCGGTTCGCCTTAGCGCTGGTGTCAACGCACAGATTGGGCTGGAGAAGATCCTCCCTGACTGCGCGCAAGGCAATGTGATTCGTGCCGCCAGGACAAAGGACGACAACGTTCCGATCTGGCAGATCGAATTCGACTCTGAGGGCGTTTGCATGGTGCGTCGGTGGCTATGGCGCGACCAGTTCGACCCGGTCGGCAGTCTCCATTGACGCCAACCAGTTACTCAGGAACCAGATATGTCCAACGTACCGCCGGTCAATCCGCATGCCCTGTGGGAGCGCGCGCGTCGGCGCTTCCGTCGAGTGCGGCTTACCCGAACACTGCTTCAACTGAACAAGGAGAGTCGTGCCATCGAGAGTGAATTGCACTTTCAACGCGACTATCTCGCGCAACTCGAAGAACAGGCGAGGCGGCGCCGTCGCGAAATAACCACCGAGCATCTAGACATATGCAGACGTCTTTGCATGCTCGACAAGCAGTCCAACGCCAGAAACTAGGAGCCACCATGACTCAATCGAATCAAGACGCATCGCTCCCCAAGAGCCCTTACACCAGCATTGTCGCAACTGCCCACCGCGATTTTCAGTGCGGCTTCTACTCGGACGGCCGATTAGCGCTCCAAAAGGGGACCAAAAACATGGTGCTAGCCCGAGAGGACGCAGAGCGCCTCATCGACTTTCTGGACTCCATCAACATCGACCGAATCGTGGAGAAGCAATGAACGCACAGGAAAGCGTCACGGTGCCTGCCGGGTATTTGAAAGACGCCGCAGGCCGACTTGTCCCCGAGCAAATGGTGCGTCCCATCGACCGCCTGCGCGATGAGGTTGTATGCGGCATGGTGGAAAAGGCCAAGTACCTCAACAAGAGCATGGTGGCCCACAAGCGGGATGCCTTCGCCACCGTCAATGCGTTCGTGTCGATGTCTGTCGAGGAGTACGGCGCGAAGGTGCGCGGAACGAAAGGCAACGTCACGCTCATGACATTCGACGGCCGCTACAAGGTACAGATTGCGAACGCCGACAACATCGTTTTCGATGAGCGTTTGCAAGCGGCCAAGGCGCTGGTTGACGAGTGCATCACAGAGTGGTCCGAGGGCAGCGACCCCAAAATTCGCATGCTCGTTCAGCAGGCGTTCGAAACCGACCGCGAAGGCAAGCTGAACACCGGCCGCGTGCTCGCGTTGCGGCGTCTCGCCATTGATGACGACAAGTGGAAGCGGGCCATGCAGGCGATTGGAGAGTCCGTGAAGGTGACGGGTACGCGCAGCTACATCCGTTACTACGAACGGCTGGAGGGGAGCGACGAGTACGTTCCCATCAGTCTTGATATGGCCGCTGTGTGAACTTTGAGGGCGCGGCCGCGCTGGATCAGTCGCGCCAACCTACGCTTAAGGAGATGGAAATGCACGAACCGCTTTATCAGCGATTGCTGCGCCGTAACGGAGTCAACGGTACGACGGATCGGTGCTTGGCCGCGAGCGTGCGTCTGAGGACGGATTTGAATTTAGCGAAATTGGGCGGCGTTCCGGAGTCGTTGGCGGATGCTGCGCTGTGTGTCGCGAAGATCGAGATCGCCTGCGATCTGATGCGGCTCATCATCGGCAGCGAACTCGTCGACCTGGAGAAGGTGGGCGAGCTTGTACGAGAGCTTCAGAGCTTTCACTAACAGGAGAAGATCCCTATGGCGGATACGCAGACACGTAAAACGCGCGAGAAGAAAATGTGCGTCCTCATTCAGATTGTTCGCCGTAACGCGCAGATGGAAGAGCCCGAGTATCGCGCTCTCCTCATTGCCGTTACGGGGAAGGCACGCACGCGGCAAATGAATTGCATGGAGATGGGCAAGGTGCTCGACAGGCTCGCCGAAATGGGCTTTCCGTCCGAGGCAAAGCTGGCTTTCGAGCGGGTTGGCAAAGACCGACGTGCAATGCTGTCGAAGATTGATGCGCAGCTAAGGGCACAGGGGCGACCCCGGACGTACCTTGACTCGATGGTCAAGCAAATCTGCAAGGTTGATGCGCTCGAATTTTGCACGCCGGAAATGCTCAACAAACTGATTGCAGCGCTGGCCTACGACGCGCAACGACACCAACAATGACGACACCGCGCACGCTGGACGACTTGAATGCCGTCATCGGCCTAGCCGAGACGCGGGCGCTCGCTCGCGTCTTCGGTGGCCGGGTGCTCGACGTTCCGGCCGACCCGCACGGGAGGGGGCGTGCGATGTTCGGCGTCATCGCCCAAACTATCGGCGAGGCAGCGGCCGAGGCGTTGTGCCGCCGTTATGCTGGCGAACACCTCTATATTCCGCGCGGTGACGCGGCCGCGCGACGTCAACGCAATCAACAAATCGTGCAAGAATACCGCTCGGGTACGTCGGTGGCTGCACTGGTGGCCCGACACCGGATCTCTGAGCGTTGGGTGCGCGCGATCCTTGCGGCAGCACCCATCACCAATTCCCCACAAGTAGAACTCCCGCTGCCCCCTGAGCCGAAATTTCGGCGTCCGTGAACTCATTCACGTTTCTCGTTCAACCGTCGACGCCCATCATGCAGGCGTAACTCGACGGTCTGACCTATTCGACGCCACCGCCCACCTCACTTGAGCGTTTAGCGCGCCGGTCCACCCCGGACCAGGCATCCCGTCGTGCATTCTCACGGGAGACGCCATCGTGCCGGAACCAACCAGTGGCAGCGTAGCCGCAAGCGGCTTGCTATTCAAATACTTCGGCGCTCAGGCGTGTGGCAGCGCCATCGCTGTCGCGCTCGGTTTCCTGTTCCTGTGGCCGCGCTCGCTCAAAGAGGCGTTCGTGCGCATCGCGAGCACGATTTTGGCGTCGTCGCTGTTCGGTCCCGCCCTCACGATGCTGGTGCATTCCTGGTGGCCTGGAATGTTCGACTCGGCACGCGCCTTCGCCATTCATCACGAGATGCCGGAAATCGTCGGCGTGTTGTTCGTCAGCACGCCCGTGATTACCCTCGCGGGACTGCCCGCCTGGTGGATCTTGGGCGCGTTGGTGCTGTGGTTCGAGTCGCGACGCGGCAAAGACATCGGCGAGATGGCCGGAGACGCTGCGAGTCTCGCGCGCGGCTTGACTGGTGCTAAACAGCGTGAGCGTGGCGACTCGCAACAGATTAGCGCGCTTCGTAAGAGCGGAGGCCGTTGATGACTTTTCGGCTGTCGGCTCGCTCGCGGCGCAATCTCATCGGCGTGCATCCCGATCTAGTTCGAGTCGTGCATCGCGCCATCGGGCAAACAAGGGTCGACTTTTGCGTAACCGAAGGCAAGCGAGATGCGGCAAGACAGGCCGTGCTCGTGCGCCGAGGTGTAAGCCGAACGCTTAATAGCCGCCACCTCACCGGCCATGCCGTTGACCTGGCCGCGTGGGTTGACGGCACCGTTAAATGGGATTGGCCCTTGTACGAACAGATCGCGAACGCCATGAGGCTATCGGCTGAGGAATTGGGGGTTTCGCTCGTATGGGGCGGTGACTGGAAGACGCTCAAGGACGGCCCGCACTTCGAACTTGACCGCAATCATTACCCGTGACGCCGACCTCACCACCCATAGCACGGCGTTGGGCAGCGGGAGCCGCGTTCGTCCTGGCGACTGGTGCTGTCGGCGTGCTGGCCGGGTACTGGCTCGGCCGAGTGGACGGTGTCGCGCTCGCCGATGGCCGTAACGCGCTCGCGACTGCGGCAGAGCTACGCGCCATCGTGGACGCATCCAAAGCGCTCACTGCCGATGCCAACACCGCCAGCGCGACGCTACTCGATGCCATGACCAAACGTGCCGCGCTGGACGAGCGGACCACAAAGGAGTTTCGCCGTGTACTCGCAAAGACTGCTGCCGCCCGCATTGATTGCCGTCTGGATGATGACAGCGTGCGCCACCTCGCCGCCGCCCGTGAGCGGGCCGCCCGCGCTGCTGCCGGCGGCCTTGGCCGTGCCATGCCCAGCACCAGTGGAGTTAGCCAGCCCTAGCTGTGACGACACCGCCGTCACGCTGAAACAGTTGTACGACCAATATGCGGTCTGCGCGGCCCGCTTGTTCGAACTAATTGTGTTCGTGATTGCGCCGCGTAAGTCGTTCAACGGTTCTGCCGATGTCCCATAACCCCGAAGTCCGGTTAGCGGCCCGCTCCGCATATGTGTACCAGCGCCTGCCGATGGAGCAGGTTGCCGCGCAGCTTCGTGTCGCCACGTCGACATTGCGTCGATGGCGTGAGGCAGCGCGCGAGGCCGGTGACGACTGGGAGACGGCACGCGCAGCCGCGAGCCTGTCACAGCATGCCAATGCTGATGTGGCGCGCCGCGTCATCGAAGACTTCCTGCTGATGCACGAGTCGATTAGCGAGTCGATCAAAAGCGAGCATACGCTGTCGGCCATCGCGAAAGCTAAGGCGCTAGCCAGTCTGGCCGATTCGTATCACAAGACGATGGCGGCATTCCGGCGCGCGGCTCCCACCGTCAACCGTTACTCAGTGGCGCTTGACGTTCTTAACGACCTAGCAGAGTTCGTCAAGGTCGATGCGCCGCATGCCGCCGACATCCTCCTAGCGGTCCTGCCGGACTTCGCACAGCGCGTTGCCAAGCGCTACGGGAAGGCCAATGGATAACGCCGATTTGACCGGCCGGGAGTTCCTGCGTGAAGTCGACCAACTGGTCGAGAAACTCACGCGGGATATCCGTGCGCACGCGTTCAACCTCGACCCGTCGCCCAAGGCCGTGGCCATCAGGCGTCGGCGGGTGCTCGGTGGTGACTTCCGCTATTTCGCCTATACCTACTTCCCGCATCACATTCGCGGTGAGTCGTCGCGCTTTCAGGCGTTCTTCTGTGAGCGTTATCCCCGCATCCTGCTTTCACCGGGAGGCGTGCGCGAGTGGTTCAAGGCACCACGCGGTGAAGCAAAGTCATCGTTGATAACGAAAGTCGGCCCATGCTACGTGGTGGCGTTGTCGCTTCTGAAAATTCCGGCGGTGCGGCAGGCAACTAGGCTTGACGCGCCACCGAGTTTCATTGATTACATCACCGTTCTCGGGGCAGAAACCACGCTGCCGACCAAGCTCATTGAGGTGGTCAAGGCAGAGTTGACGATCAACGCGGCACTGTCGCTTGATTTTCCGGAGATTTGCGGACGTGGGCCGGTGTGGCGATTGGGCGAGATCGTCACGCGCACTGGCGTCAAGATCGAAGCCTTCGGCGCGGAGCAAGCGATTCGGGGGACATTTAACGGTGCGTCGCGTCCGTCACTGCTGCTTGGCGATGACCTGATTACCGATGCCGAGGCGAAATCCACCGTCGAACGGGAAAAGCGTTGGGACTGGCTGGAGAAGGCGATTGACTATCTCGGTCCGCCTGACGGCTCGGTCAAATTCCTTGCCGCTGGCACACAGTTGCACAAGGACGACCCAATTTCCCGCGCGGGGAAGTCCATCGGGCACGTCGTGCATCACTTCAAGGCGATTGAACGGCTTCCCGCGCGCATGGACTTGTGGGAGACCTGCGAACTCCTCATGCGCAATGAAGACCCACCTGTCGTTCAGGCACTCGCCAAGCGAGGCGAGGTCGCGGCCGACGCAGCGCTGCCGTCCTACCGGTTCTATCTGGACAACCGCGAAGCGATGGACGAAGACGCAGTAACCAGTTGGCCCGCCGTGCGCTCACTCTACTGGTTGATGCGTCAGCGAGCCAAGAACCGACGAGCGTTTAACACCGAAATGCAGGGTGTTGCCGCAGATGGCGAGGACGGCATTTTCGCGCAACGGACGTTCTATGTCGGCCGACTGCCGCACTGGATCACGTTTGGCGCTTGCGATCCATCGATGGGGGGCAACGAGCGCAGCGACCCGTCGTCGCTTCTGGCTGGGGCCTATGACCGAGAGCGGCAACGGCTTCAGGTACTCGACGCCAAGATCAAGCGGCGCGTGCCGAGCAGGCTGGAGGCCGACCTGATCGCGTTTCAAAAGGCGCATCGCTGCGTGGCCTTTGCATTCGAGAACAATGGTGCATTTGAGCACTCACGCCAAACATTCATGACGGCCGCGCTGCGCAAGGGCGTCGCGTTGCCACTGATTGGCGTGCCCGCGAAGGTGCCGATGCCCGTGCGAATCGAAGGCTTGGAGCCGTTCATCACGGACGTGCTGGAGCCGCGAATTACTTTCGATCCCGGCCTGACGCAGTTGCTTAACGAACTGGATGAATGGCCGGAGCCACAGTCACAACACCACTTTGACGGATTGTGTGGGTTGGTGTTGCTTTGGTACATCGCGGTCAAACGTAGCGCGGTGTTCGAGTACACGAGTGCCGCCGAATACCGGCACACGCAGCACGGCGATACGCTCAGTCTCGACAGTGACGACGACGGGCTGTCCTTGTACGGCATCGGCGCTTTGTAACCATCCATCAACTTCCGGAAATGCCAAGAATCGTAGACATCCACGGCCAGCCCATCCAGACCGGTAAACTGAAAGAGCCCCAGACGGCACGCGCGGCCGCTCACCGGCCCACTGCGGATTATCTGGTGCGCGGTCTGACGCCCGCACGTCTCAATACGTTGTTGCAAAACGCCGATCAAGGCCAACTCGGCGCTGTCGCCGATCTCTACGAAGAAATGGAGGAGAGAGACGGCCATATCAGTGCAGAGATGAGCAAGCGTAAGCGGGCCGTGGCGTCGCTTGATTACTGCATTGAAGCACCTCGCAATGCTGACGCGACGGAAAAGAACAATACCGCCTGGTTGTCGGAAGTCATTCAAGACATTCCTGACCTGGAAGACGTGTTGCTCGATATGGCCGATGCCATTGGCAAGGGATACGCGCTCTCAGAAATTACTTGGCATCGCGTGCAGGACGTCTGGTTGCCGCGCATGATCGAGCAGCGTCCGCAGAACTGGTTCATGACGCCGGCCACCAACCGCAACGAACTGCGCTTGATCGACGTCAGCGGTCAAGGCGAGCCGCTACGCCCCTTCACATGGATCTGCCACACACACCGGGCGAAAAGCGGCTACATCGCTCGTGGGGCGCTGCATCGCATGCTGGTGTGGCCGTTCATCTTCAAGAATTTCGCCGTGCGCGATCTGATGGAGTTTCTGGAGATTTTCGGTATTCCGATCCGCGTGGGGAAGTATCCGGCGGGCGCGACGCTGGAGGAGCGCAACAGCTTGTTATCCGCGCTCGTTCAGATGGGTCACAACGCGGCAGGCATCATGCCCGACGAGATGTCGGTGGATTTCGAGGAGGCAGCCTCGGGTAGTGCCGATGCCTTTATGACGATGATCGACTTTTGCGAGCGAACCGAGTCCAAGTTGATTCTTGGAGCGACGCTCACCAGTCAGGCCGATCGGGGATCGAATACCCATGCGCTGGGCAACGTGCATAACGATGTTCGTCTCGACCTGCGCAACAGCGATGCGAAGCAGTTGCAGGCCACGCTCAAGCGCGACCTGATTTATCCGATGCTAGTGCTTAACGGGCGAGCGCCGGGGAATGCGCGCCGACTGCCGTCGCTGAAGTTCGACATTCAGCAGCCCGAAGACCTCAAGGCGTACGCTGATGCGTTGCCAAAACTCGCGCGCGGCGGCATGCGTATTCCTCAAGCGTGGGCCCATAGCAAGCTGCGCATTCCGATGCCTGAAAACGACGAAGCCATTCTCAACCCACCAACTCACGACGCCGAGGATGACGCTTCACGTGACGAGGATTCGCCCGCTCCGACGTCGCGAGCGGGGACCGTTCGACGCTCAGACGGATGTCCCGTGCACGTGGCTGCGCTGTCGGATCCGCGCCGGAAGACCGACGCACCCGAACCCGATGCGCTGGACGCGCTGGCCCAACTGGGCATGGCCGAGTGGGAACCGGCGATGACCCGGATGCTTGCGCCGCTCATGGCCGAGCTCGACGCGGCCATCGATGGCGGTCAGTCGCTGGAGCAGTTCCGGGAGAAGCTCGCAGCGCTGACCTCGGCCATGCGCGTCGACACGTTGGCAACGCCGCTGGCCAGGGCGGCGTTCATGGCAGGATTGATGGGCGACGCCGGGGCAGAGACGTGATTTTTCCCAAGATCCTGAGCGAATCACCTCTCCATAAGTGCCGGTCCATCAAAACGCCACTGACGCCGCTGGGGGGGATCTCCCTGGCGAACCCGCAGGCTCACCGCTGCGAAGCCGACACGGAGCAATTTAACGCCTGTTTAACGCTACTGCTGACGTCATCGAACCGACATGGCGAGCAAATCTGAACTCTCGCCGCTCCCCGACGCATTACGCGATGCGTTGTTGGAGCCTGCTGACGCCGTCGAATACTGGCGTGCGAAACGCCGTCTCTCACTCACATTCGACTATGCGGAGTTGTGGGAAGCCGAGCATGCGCGTCAGTTCACGATGGCTAAGGTGCTGCGTCTGGACGTGCTGAGTACGATCCATGACGGCATCGGCCACGCGATAAAGAACGGGCAGACGCTGCGAGAGTTCCGTAATGGCATGCGGCCGTTGCTGGAGGCGAAGGGTTTTTGGGGGAAGCAGGAGGTGACCGACCCACGGTCGGGCGAAGTCGCCAAGATCGACGTACCGAGCCGCCTGGCACTGACATATGACGCCAACCTGCGCACCTCATACTCGGCGGGGCGATGGGCGCGGATCGAGCGCAACAAGGACATCTTGCCGTTCCTCGTCTACCGGACGATGGGCGACGCGTTGGTCCGGCCGCTGCACGCCGCATGGGAAGGTACGGCGTTGCTCGTCGACGATCCGTGGTGGGACGAGCATTACACCCCGAACGGATACCGTTGTCGCTGCCGTGTATACGCGACAGATGCGGCAGGCGTGGCCGCGTTGGGCAAGAGCGCACCGATTCGCACCGAAGCCCCGCCCACGGAGTATTTCGAATGGGAGGATCGTGCGACGGGCCACCGCTCACGGGTTCCGGCTGGCATCGATCCAGGGTGGGCCTATCACCCGGGCAAGGCAGCGTCTCGCGCGACGGCCGAAACAGAATTCCTGCGTCGCAAGCTCTCAGCAGCACCGCCAGCGTTGGCGAGGGCGACGGCAGCCGATCTACTTGCCGATGGCGTGAACGTGCCCACGGTCGGCGATGTTGCAGACGATGAGGGCAACGCATGACGATAGGGGGTCAATTCAAAATCGAAGGAATTGCCGAGATCGAGCGCGAACTGAAACGCATCGAGACGCGCGGCGGCGATCTTGCCCGCGCACATCAGAACATCGGCGCGGTGCTGGAGTCACGCGTCAATCAGCGCTTTGACGCGAAGACCGACCCGACAGGCGCGGTATGGGTACCCCACAAGGCGAGCACGCGTGCACGGTACGACCGAGGGGATACAAACAAGCGTGGAAAGCTCAAGCGTCGTGGCACATTGCTGCGCCGAACGGGCCTTATGCTCGACAGCCTTTCTTATGCGGCAGACGCACACAGCGTGAGCGTTGGATTCGGTAGGCCATATGCGCTTTACATTGAGACGGGCACCCGTAGCATGGCGCGCCGTGGCATGTTGATGGGCGATCCGCTTTCAGGCAGATTGTCCAACGATGATGCGGACGCCGTGCTTGATCTCCTCATGCGACACTTCGAAACGTGAGCTACTCGCGCCAACGCGCACCAGCATTTCGAGTAACCCGTTAGCGCACGCCGATAGCCTCGCGATACCTCCATCCTTTGCAGTTCCCGTGAGACGCTGCACCTTATCGCCCAGCATAAGACGGCGTCCCTGAACCCGTTCACGTTTGCCAGTCTTGCGCACCTCGCGAAGATGGCGACATGCCAATCGCTTACGCCTTCCTCACCAACGACACGCCGCTCGACGGTGCGAGCGTCCAATTGCTGCCTATCGGCGCATTTCGTGCTCAGGACGGCCGTCCCGGGACCATGACGGACGGCCGCTGCACCGAATGGACCCTGACGCCCGAGCGCGCCAACAAGATCGTTAGTGCTCGCGCCGCCCGCAAGAACAAGTTCCTCCTTGACTACGAGCACGCGACCTTGACCAACAAAGGCAAGGGTGAGCCCGCGCCTGCTGCGGGTTGGGGGGAGCAACTGGTGGCGCGTGACGACGGACTTTATGTCGATGGCGTTGAATGGACGCCGCGAGCCGCTGGAATGATCGCGAACAAGGAATACCGCTATTCCTCGCCGGTTTTCAGCTTCGATTCAGCCACGGGGGAAGTGATTGACGTTGTCATGTGTGGCATCACCAATGATCCCGCGCTCGACGGGATGGATGAACTCCACGTCGCATTGACGGCGCTGCGCATGGCGTGTAACGCCTTACCTCAAGAGGATCTTTCGATGGAACCCCTTCTCGAGCGCCTTCGTTGGTTGCTCAATCTGCCCATTGCGTCGACGGCCGACGACATCATTCGAGAGTTGGACAAACTTAAGGCCCAACTGGAAGGTGAGGCTCAAGCGGCCGCGAGCTTTGACTTGCTGAGCTACCTCTCGCAGCGCACCGAGACATCGGCGACAGAGCCGGACCCGGCCAAGTACGTCCCGATTGAATCGCTTGCTGCGGCACAAAGTCAACTGGCAACGGTTTCGACCGCACTGCGCGATTACCGCGTCGCCGACGTGATCGCTACCGCCACGAATGAGGGACGTCTATTGGGAGAGGCCGACGCAACGTGGGCGCGCAGCTTCGCTATCAAGCACGGATGCGATGCGCTGAAAGAAGCGCTAAATGCCCGCCAGCCCGTCGCCGCATTGACCGGCACACAAACCGGAGGCAAAGCCCCGGTAAGCCCGACCGGCTCGACGCTCTCCGCCGAGGAAAGCGAAGTCGCCAAGACGTTAGGCATCGATGAAAAGTCATTTGCCGCAGCCCGCCTGTAAGTTCGCTCCAGAGTCCACTAATGCTGATTACACCTACAAACCTCCGTGCTCTGTTCACCGGCTTTCGCGCCGAATTCCAGCGCGGGTTGACGACTGTCGATCCGACCTACGCGCAAATCGCAACGGTCGTGCCGTCTACCACGGCAGGCAACACCTATGCGTGGCTAGGCCAGTTTCCGAAGCTGCGCGAATGGATCGGCAAGCGCCAGGTGCGCGATATGGCAGCGCACGGCTACGCGATTACGAACAAGCTGTATGAATCGACCGTCGACGTAAAGCGTACGGACATCGAAGACGACGGCTATGGCGTGTACAAGCCGATGTTTCAGGAAGCAGGCCGTGCGGCAGCGATCTACCCGGATGAGCACGTCTATGGATTGCTCAGCGCGGGGCAAACCACGCATTGCTACGACGGCCAAAACTTCTTTGATACCGATCACCCGGTGTATCCGGAGGTCGACGGGACCGGCACAGCCACGACAGTCTCGAACCTCGTGCAAGGCGACCAACCGGCGTGGTATCTGCTCGACACCCGCCGCGCCATCAAACCGGTGATTTTTCAGGAGCGGATCAAACCGTCGCTCACATCGATGACATCGGAAGACAACGAGCATGTCTTCATGCTCGACAAGTTCACCTACGGCATCCGCGCTCGCTCGAACGTTGGATTCGGCTTCTGGCAAATGGCGTATTGCTCACGCGAACCGTTGAACGAAAAGACCTACGGCGCGGCGTACACGGCGCTTCGCATGCTCAAAGGCGATGGCGGGCGCGCGCTGGACATTCGCGGAAACCTGCTCGTCGTTCCGCCTCAGTGCCGCGAAGCGGGAACCGTCGTCACCACGGCCGACAAGATCAACGGCACGACGAACCCGAACAAGGGCCTTTCGACGGTGCTTGAGGTTTCGCATCTCGCCTGACGACCCCACCACCTCGCAACACGGAATACATCATGACTCAGAAGTCCCCGGCTAAGACCGCCGGAACTGAAGAAAAGGCGGCGCAGAAGGCAGCCGCAACGACCACCGATGCATCAGCGACACGCGACTCCCAAGCGCGTCAACGCGCAAGCCAGCCGACAAAGATCCGCATTCGCGCCGTGGGTGTTGATCGACGTTGCCGCGCGGGCATGTGCTTCGACCGGGAGGGGACGGTGCTGGATGCGCGTTCGCTCACGCAGGGGCAGCACGAGATGCTGGCCAGCGACGACTATCTCAAGATCGAAATCGCGCCGGACGCTGTTGAAGCGTCGGACGAAGACGAATGACCTATTGCACTCGCGTGGATCTCGTTGACCGGTTTGGTGCTGACGCGGTTCACCGTGCCGCTAGACGTGACGTCTCGTTCGAATCGTCGTCGCCGCACGCTGACGCCAGTGCTGACAGCGAAGGCCGGGTGATTCAGTGCGCCATTGCGGATGCCGTCGACAAGATCAATGGGCACCTGCGGGGCATCTATCCCGTGCCGCTGTCCGACGTGCCGACAAGCATCAAACGATGCGCCGTGGATATCGCGTGGTACTACCTGCATCCGACCAACGTGCCGGAGTTGGTGCAAACGCGGTTCGACGACGCGGACAAGTGGTTGATCCTCATCAGTCAAGGCAAGGTCCGACTTGGCGTGCGCAACCTGAACGATACCGAGGCGACGCAGCCCGGCGTTGGCAAGACGGCGGGATTCGACGGCACGCGCCCGAAAGCCTTTACAGGAGGGAAGTTCTAGTGAGCTTGGTTAGATTCCAACGAAAAGTTGTCGAGCACATTTACGGGAAGTTGCCGGGGCTGGCGCAATGCGAGCCGTACGACGGACAATTTCAATCGGACGATTCTGTCGCAACCGGTGTGTATCCACCTGCCGTGCTGCTTTACCTGAGCGGTGGGCAAGTGAGCACGGGATCAGGCGGTGTCATGTTCACGACAACGGACGTGACGGCCTACTGCGTGACGAGCGAGGGCGACGGCAAAGTCTATTCCCACAGTGCCGCCGCGCTAGCCGAGCGTGTCGCCGAACTGGTGGAAGGCGAGCGCTTTGGACTCGGCGAGCGAGTGGGTGCGGCTCAGGTTCAGGAAGTCGCCAACGCTATTCGCTTCGGCATCTCCCGGCGCGGCATGGCGGTGTGGTACGTGCGCTGGACACAATCGGTCGCATTTGGCGAGCATCACTGGCTTGCCCTTGAGCAACGTCTGGGTTTGGCTCACGAACCACGAGACGCATGGGACTCCCCTTTGAGTGCCAGTGCATGAGCTACGACCTCGCCGACCTCTCCCGACGCGTAGCGAACATGCTGCGCGAGGGCATCGTCTCGGAACTTGACGACGTCACCGGCTGGGTGCGTGTGCGAGTGGAGGACGAATCTGTCCAGTTGGAGACAGACTTTCTCCCGGTCTTCGCCGTTTGCGCCGGTCCGAATCAGGAATGGTCGCCGCCCGAGCCAGGCGAAGGCGTCATGGTGCTTTGCCCGATGGGCGACCTTGCGCAAGGTCGGGTGTTAGCCGGAATTCCGCATGAGCGATTCCCCGCGCCGGGCGGCTCGCGCGAGGTTTGGCGTCGAACGTTCAAGGATGGTGCCCGCATCGAGTACGACCGTGTGAAGCACGTGCTCACGGCCACGTTGCCGGAGAGCGGATTGGCAAAGATCACCGCACAGACAGTGGTGGCCGAGGCCGCGCTCACCAAGTGCACAGGAAACCTGCTCGTAGAGGGTGCGCTGGCCGTGGAAGGGGCCAGCAGCCTGAAAGGCGGTGGAACTGTGGCCGGCGGAAAAGGAGATGCCACCTTCGAAATCAACGGCCGAGTGCTGTTGAACGGAAACGCCCACGTAAACGGCGACATCGACGCGACCGGCCACGTCATGGACGCAGGCGGCAACAGCAACCATCACTCTCACTGAATCGGCGAATCGGGCATGACCGGCATGTGCAGACACACTGGGCAACGAATCTACGGCGTGGCGTATCTCGCGCAGCGGGTGGAGGTGCTGCTCACAACGCGTCGGGCGACGCGGGTCATGCGTCGTGAGTACTTCTCCGAACTCCCTCGCCTGGTCGATCACCCGCTTAACGCTGCAATGCTCGTCGATGTCTACGCCTGCACCGCACAGGCTATCGCCCGGTGGGAGCCGGAACTGAAACTCTCACGCGTGCAGGCTGTTCGTCAAGGGCGCAGCACGCTTGCCGTGTCGCTGGAAGGCCATTACGTACCCCGAGGGGCATCGAAGCATGAGCCGGTCAGCTTATCCGTTGCGGTTCCGGTCCTGACGGATAGGGAGGCGTCGTGAGCCGAAGCCCGACCATCGACCTATCGCAACTGCCACCGCCCGAGGTGATCGAGACGATTAGCTTTGAGGCGTTGCTGGCTCAGCGCAAGGCCCACTTGGTCACGCTCTATCCCGAGCATGAGCGCGAAGGCGTGCGCCGCGATCTGGAAAACGAAGCCGACCCGAGAACCATCATGCTTGAAGAGAACACCTATCGCGAAGTCATGCTGCGCGCCCACGTCAACGAGTCGGCGCGCCAATTGCTGCTTGCGTTCGCCAAAGGCGGCACGTTGGAGCATTTGGGGGCGTACTTCAATGTTAAGCGGCATACGCTGGTCAAGGAAGACTCTGAGCAAGGTATCGACGCCGTCAAAGAGCGGGACGACGACCTGCGCAAGCGCATCCAGATGGCACCGCTTGGGTTCAGCACAGCAGGCCCGGAAGGTGCCTACGAATCTATTACGCGCGGTGCTCACGCACGTGTGCTCGATGTCACTGCCACGAGCCCATCGGAGGGAAAGGTCGAAGTCGTCGTGCTGTCTCGCCTGGGCGATGGCGCCGACGATCCGCAAATGGTCGAAGCCGTTCGCGAAAAGCTCATGCGAAAGACTGTCAGACCCATGGGCGATGACGTTTCGGTGCGCGGTGCTGAAATCCTTCGCTACAAGGTGCGCGCGCGTCTGCGGTTCTTCGCCGGTCCTGATCGTTCGGTCCCGCTTGCCGAAGCCAAGCGACGCGTTGCCGCTTACACCGAAGAAATGCACCGCCTTCAAATGCAGGTCACGCAAGATGGTTTATTTGCTTCACTGCGTGTGCCTGGCGTGCAGAAGGTTTGGATTGACGAGCCGTTAGCTGATGTCGAAGCCAATCATCGTCAAGCGCCGTTCTGCACGGAGATTTTGGTAGAGGACGTAGGCACCTTCCGGCCACCCATCCCGACAGAGGGGGCGTCGCATCGTGGCTAACCTGTTGCCATCGAACGCTACCGCCCTTGAGCAAAAGCTCGCCCAGGTCGGCGCGCGCATCAGCGATATTCCGGTGCCGATCACGGACCTTATTGACTCGGACAACTGTCCCGAGCGGTTCTTGCCGTGGCTCGCGTGGCATTTTTGCGTGCTGACGTGGCGCGACGATTGGCCGGTCGCGATCAAGCGCGCTTACATCAAGTCCGCGATTCCTATCGCGCGACAGCGCGGCACGGTCGCTGCCGTGGAGGCGGCTGTTGCGTCATTGGGCAGCCACGTGAGCATTCGCGAATGGTTCAACATGGAACCGCCAGGCAAGCCACACACATTCGATGTGACATTTTCCGTTGCAGGTGGTCCTTACGTACCGCCCGAGCGCATCGAAGACATCATCGACGCCGTTCGTCACGCCAAGCCCTTGCGCGAGCACTTCAAGTTCTACATTGCACAGAACGTACAGGGGGCGGTAGAGGTTGCCGCGAGTATTCGTGTGGTGATGCATCACCGCGTGTCTGCGCTAGAGGAGACAGCATGACAGATGCGTCAGAACGCGTCCCGGCCATGCGGTTGACGATTACGGATGCCGGGCGTGCGGCGTTGCTTTCCGCCAAGCGCGACGGTTTTCGGGAAACGCGAATCGTCGGCGTTGGCCTGTCAATGAAGGCGTTTGATGCCACGCCCGACTTGAAGAAGCTGCCGTATCAATCGGGCGAGATGCTGCGCTCTATTGCGGGCATGCAGGTCGGTGAACATCAGATTCACTTGACCGTCAAGGACGAGCGCGAGGGCGCAACGTTCCCGATGTACGGCTTCGGCCTTTACCTGAGCGATGGCGTGTTGCTCGGCGTATGCAGCAACACGCAGAAACAAGGCCCGATCATGGTCAAGACGAAGTCGTCGGTGCTCATGCTGTCGATCGACGTCTTCCTCAACGCCAACACCGAAGGCCGGTTTGTGCTTGGCGATGTGTCATTCGCGGTGCCGCCAGCCACGACAATCGTGCAAGGTGTGTTGCGGCTCGCGACGCAAGAAGCGGTTGAGATGGGAGCCGAACCTGATACCGCCGTCACACCAAAGACAGCCGCTCAGACGTTCGCCAAGCTCACCGGTGCCGTGTTCCGTGGTCCGGTCACGACGCCGGAGATTCGGGCGGACAGGCTTGCGTCGTTCCCGTCGGGGCTTGAAGTGGGGCCTGGTCCATCGCTTTACCACGTCAAGCCGACATCCGACCTTAACGGCAATCCCCACCTGTCTATCTACGGACAGTCGCACGGCCCCTCCGGTGCGCTGCCGTTGCCAATGTCAATCAATCGTTGGGGCGGTCAGTTAACCGTAGGCAATGTGCCACTCGGCGGCACGATGCAACTCAAGGTGGCGGGTACGGCTTCGGCTGCCCACCCGCCGCCCACGGACTCGTCCGAGCTTCTTGCGACGACGCAATGGGTACGGGCGCTGGTCAGCGACTGCGCCGTTGGGCAGATCGTGCAGGAGCCACGCAGCACGCCGCGCGCAAACCATCTTGTTGTCAATGGCGCGTTGCTGTCCCGCGAGCGCTACCCACAGCTATGGCGTTATGCGCAAAGCAGCGGGCTGTTGGTGTCGGAGGAACAGTGGCTGGCCGGGCGGCATGGATGCTTTTCTACTGGGAATAACTCGACGATGTTTCGTATTCCGGATGTGCGCGGTGAGTTCATCCGCTGCGCGGATGCAGGGCGCGGTTTGGACGCCGGTCGGGAATTCGGCACATGGCAGGACAGCCAAAACCGTCGACACAGCCATACGGCGACGTCTGATGCAGCAGGACATCACGGCCACGAGGCGTGGACTGACGCGCAGGGGTGGCATGCGCATGATGGCTCCACCTCCGAAGCTGAGGATCACCAACATATTTCCCCGTTTGGAGAGAGCACGGATTATCCGTGGGGAAAGTATGGCGATCGTAATCAACACGGATCGAACGGCGGCAAGGACAACGACAACTCGTGGCCGCTAACAAGCCCGGCAGGCCGACACCGCCATTCCTTTGGTACTAACGGCGCTGGTACTCACGCGCATGCCGTCGGCATTAGCGTCGTCGGGGACCACTTGCACATCATCCGTGTTGCCGAAGAAGGGGCAGTTGAGGCGCGGCCACGAAACATTGCGTGGCTCACCACCATTCGCTACCAGTAAGGAGAGACTGCACATGCTGATTCATCACTACGATCACGCGACCGGGGCTTATGTCTCAAGCGCACTCGCCCCCGAGGACCAGAGCGAAGCCGGGATCTGGATCGTGCCTGCGTTTGCCACCACCGACCCGTTACCCGAGCGCTTGCCACGCACGTGGCCGTTTTATCTAGACGGCACATGGCAATTGAAGCCAGACCATCGCGGCCGTGTGCTGTACCGATGCGAGACCGGCGAGCCCGCCGAACTGCTGTCGGCCGGTGTGACGCCAGAGGATGCGGGACTGACGCCGCTGCCTCGCCCGACGGAACAGCACGAGTGGAGCGGCGCGTCCTGGCGGGTTTCCGCCGAAGCCTTGGCCCGCGAATCGCGGAATGCGGCGATGGCCGAGTTTCAACAGCGCATGGCGACGGCGCGCCGCCGTAACGCGGGCCGTGCAGACGCGTTCGCCGCCGGATTGCTTAACGACGAAGAGACCTATTACTTCAAGGCTTGGTCGGCGTATCAATTCGACCTTGTGCGAGTGGTCGAGCGCGACGACTTTCCCCAGCACGTGCGATGGCCGGACGAGCCTGCACCGTATGAACCGCGTCCCGAGAACGACGCCACCGCCGTCGACCAGCCACCCACCGACTGATATTTACCTATGGCACAAGACCAATTTCTTCACGGCATCGAAATGGTGTCGGTGGACGACGGGCCGAGGCCCATCACGTCCGTTCGCTCGTCGGTCATCGGTGTGGTCGGCACCGCGCCCGATGCCGATCCCGACATGTTCCCGCTCGACACGCCTGTCCTCATCGCAGGTAAGCGCATGGAGGCGGCTCGTCTCGATGTGAAGCGCAGCGGCGCCGGTACGTTGCCCGGTGCGATTGACAGTATTTTTTTGCAGGTTGGTGCAATGATCGTCGTCGTCCGGGTGCCCGATGGCGCGAAGTTGGAAACGACCAAAGCAAGCGTCATCGGTGGTGTTGAGCCGGACACTGGGAAATACACCGGGTGTCATGCGTTGCTCGCGGCTGAGAGCGATGTCCACGTTACGCCGAAGATTTTGATTGCGCCTGGTTTCACGCAGGAGAAATCTGTCGTTGATGCGATGGTGCCCCTCGCAGAACGTATGCGCGCGGTGGTGTACGCCGATGGACCGAACACAACCGATGCTGCCGTAAAGACCTTTCGCAAGAATTTCGGGAGCAAGCGGGTTCAGGTGTTCGATCCTTGGGTGCGTGTTTTCGATCCGGTCATTAAGGACGAGGTCATTCGGCCCGCGTCTGCGCACTTTGCCGGGCTCCGCGCCAAAGTGGACAACGGGCTGGGCTGGTGGTGGTCGATGTCGAATCAGGAAATCAACGGTATTGCGGGCCTGACGCGTGCCATTGACTTCAACATGGGGGACAAGAACAGTCGCGCCAATCTGCTTAACGAACAGCAGATCACGACCATTGTTCGCGACGATGGCTATCGCGCATGGGGCAACCGCACGTGTTCGTCAGACCAGAAATGGGCCTTTGAGGTCACGGTGCGCACCGCCGACATGATCGAGGAATCGATCTTTCGCGCGCATCGTTGGGCCGTCGACCGGAACATTACGCGGACCTACTTTGAAGACGTAAGCGAGAGCGTCAATGCCTACCTGCGATACCTGACGCGCATCGGCGCGATTCTCGGCGGCTCATGCTGGGTGAATCGCGAAGCGAACACGCGCGACAGCATCAAACAAGGCAACGCAATCTTCGATTTCGACTTCACCGGTAACTTCCCCGGCGAGCATGTGACGTTCCGCTCTCATCTCGTCGACACCTATATCAAGGACATTTTCGAATGAACGCCGATCCGAAGATGGTCAAGGACTTCCATATGTTCGCCGATGGGAGCTCCTATCTGGGCCTTGTGCAGAACGTAGAGCCGCCCAAGATCACCCGTAAGACTGAGGAGGTCATGAATGGCGGCATGATTGCGCCCGCTGAGGTGCCAATGCACCTTGAAAAACTCGAGGGCAGCTTTACGACTAACGAGTTTTCCCGAAGTCTTTTGCTGCTCTACGGTCACACCAGTCTGTCAGGGATTCTGCTTCGGTTGTGTCTGGCGACAGAGAATCACGGCCCCGGCGCTAAGGTCGAGCCGGTCGAGTACGTCTGGCGCGGCATGATGAAGTCCATCGACCCGGGCACGATCGAGCGTGGCAAGAAGACCGAAGTGAAGCACGAGTTCGCGCTCACGTACTTCAAGCAGAACGTGGGCGGCGTGACGGTGTTCGAGATCGACACCTACAACTATGTCTTCAAGGTGGGCGAGCAGGACATCTATGCCGCCTACCGTACCGCACTGGGGCTGTGATGAACGAAACGCCATCCAACAACGCAGAGCGCGACGAGGTCGCGACGCAGCCGTATATCGTTCATAAGCCGTTCCAGCGCAAGCACCGCGTGCTGGCCGTCGGTGACAGGCTGGACCTTCATCCGCGCGCGGCCACCTTTCTGCTCTGCGGTGGGTTCATCCAGAGTCCGCCCGTCGGACGTAAAGAGCCCGCCGACGCCAAGACCGCCAAGGCAAAGTCATGACCCACTCGAATCCAGACACTACGCCGTCAACCGATCCTACAGCGACGAACCGGCAAGCTGACCCGTTTCAACCCTTTTGCACGCTTGAGTTGTGCCTGCCCATTGAGGTCAATGGAGAACCTGTCCAGTCGCTGACGGTGCGCAGGCCCACCGTGCGCGACAACATCCTGGCCGTCAAGGCAGGCAAAGCGCAGAACATGGTGCCGGCAGAAGAGGACTTACAGCTATTCGCTGGTCTCACTGGTCTTACACCGCCGCAGCTGATGCAGTTGGACATGGCTGACTTCCTTGCGCTTCAGGAGATCTATGCAAATTTTCTGAAGCGCCCGCCGAAGTCCTGAGACGGGCGGTCAAGTACCTGGCGCGTCAAACGGGATGGAGTCGAGCGGAACTGCTGGACATGACGCTAGAAGAATTGGAATGGTGGTTAAGCGATGAGCGGTAAGCAATACGCGGTGGGGATCACGATTGGTGCGGCGCTGGCGTCCGGCTTTGGCCGTGCGACTGCCGGCGCCCGTCGCGAACTCGACGCCGTGGGCCGTGCGACCGACATGCTTAACCGCAAGCGTCAGACCATCCGAAAATTTGAAGTCGATAGCCGCGCTGTTACCAAGTTGTCCGGCGAGCTTTCCACGGCTCAGCAGAAACTCAAGGGTGTTCAACAGCGGTTGCGGGCGAACCCAGGCGATACCGGACTACGCCGCGAAGCGCAGGCGATGGGGACGGCCGTTGGCCGATTGTCTGAGCGTCTTACGCAGCAGCGACGGCAGTTGGGAGCGTCGCGTCGTGCGCTGACGGATGCAGGCTTGAGCGTGCGACATCTCGGGCAGCAGTATGACTCGCTCACCACGTCGATGGACCGCATGGCCGCGAAGCAACGCCGCATCGACCAGTTGAACCGCCGACGCGATGAACTGCAAGCCGAGCGCCGGGACTTGCGCGGGCAGATGGTGAGCACGGCGGCCGTGGGGCTGACCATAGGCGCTCCGCTCATCAAATCGATTCGAACCGCCATCGGCTTCGAAGACGCGATGGCGAAGGTCGCGGCAGTCTCTGGGGCATCCGGCACAGCGCAGCAGCAACTGACGCAGCAGGCGCGACAACTTGGGCGCGATACGGTATTTACGGCCAGTGACGCAGCCGCTGGTCAGCAGTATCTCGCGATGGCAGGCTTCAAGGCGAATCAAATTATCGCGTCGATGCCCGGCATGTTGAACCTCGCGGCCGCTGGTGCGATGGACTTGGGCGCAGCGGCCGACATCAGCTCGAACATCCTCACGGGCTTTGCCTTGAAGGCAGAGCAATCAACACGCGTGTCCGACGTGCTCGCACGCACCTTCACGACGAGCAACACCAATCTCGCGCAATTGGGCGACGCGATGAAATATGTCGCTCCGGTGGCTTCAGGATTGGGCGCCTCGCTGGAACAAACGTCGGCAATGGTGGGCTTGCTGGGCGATGCGGGTTTGCAGGGCTCGCTCGCAGGCACTGCTTTGCGCGCGGGCTTCCTGCGTCTTGCCAAGTTGCCGAAGATGGCCCTGAAAGCGCTCGAGCGTGTCGGTGTGAAGACAATGGACAGCGAAGGTAACCTGAAGGATATGCCGTCGTTGCTCAAGGACATCCACAAGGCAACGAAGTCGATGGGCACCGGCGAGCGCGGTGCGTTCGTCGCTCAGGTGTTCGGCGTGGAGGCGGCGTCCGCGTTTATGAAGCTGCTCGACGACGCCGGTTCGGGGGCGCTGGATCGCAAGATTGCCGACCTTCAACAGAATTCCGCGGGCACCGGCGCGCGAATAGCGGAGCGCATGAATTCGACGACGGGCGGCGCATTGCGGCGAATGAACTCTGCGCTGGAGGATGCCGCAATTGAGTTGGGAAAAGTGTTCTTGCCGGGCGTCGCAAGTGCTGCGGAGTCGTTGGCGTCGGCCAGTCGCGCTGTCAGTGCATTTGCGACCGCACACCCTGACCTTATCAAGAACATTGGACTGGCTGGGGTAGCGTTGCTCGGACTTCGGTTCGCCGTGCTCTCCGGCCGGTTGGCCCTCAACTTGATGATGGGGGGCGCGAACTCGTGGGCGCGTCGTACAGTCGGGCGAGGTTTGTCACGCATTCCCGGCTTGTCCGGGCGGATGCGAGGGGGCAATGGCTGGGGCGGTGTGTTGGCCGATGGTGCGGGCCTAGCCGCTGGCGGTGTGCAGCGCGTGTTTGTTGTGAACATGGGTGCGTCTAGCCTCGGTGGCCAGCCGGCAAGTGCTCCGGGAGCGCGAGGCCGCAAAACGCCCGGCGCGATGGGCAGGGCGCGCGGATTGGCGGCGCGAGCGCTCGGGTGGATGGTGCCCGAGGGCTTCGTCCAGTCGGGTATGGCCGATCGGGCGATACGCGGAATTGGTAAGACGGCCCGCTTCGCTGGCCGTGCCATTGCGCCGGTGGCCATCGCCTCTAGCGCGCTTGCGGCGGGCGGCATTCTGACGGATGCGAACCGAAGCGGCCGCGACAAGAAGGTTGCGCTATCTGGCCTCGCGGGTGGTGCACTCGGCGGCGTCGCGGGTGGTGCGCTCGCGGGCATGGCGGTTGGCTCTGTTGTGCCAGTGGTCGGCAATCTGGTTGGCGCGCTCATTGGCGGTGCCTTGGGCGCGCTAGGTGGCGACGCGTTGGGTCGCTCGCTTGCCGATGCGCTCGTGCGCCGTGACAAGGTGAAGGGAAAAGACATCCTCAAGGTGCCGAAATCGGAGGCTACGGCAGAGACCAAGTCCCCCGAGACGAAGACGATCACGAGCAAGCACGAATACACCCTGCAGGTGAATGGCGTCGGTATGCAAGAGGTTGAGACCATGATCCGGCGAATGATTGACGAGCGTGAACGCGATCAAGAGGTGCGCTTGCGGTCCCTGATGCACGACGGAGTCAACGGATGAACATTGCAGACAACCTCGTCGGCATGTTGCCGCAGCCGCTCGTCTATGACGTCTTCATGGCGCTGGGCGATTACCGTTTCTGCATCTCGACGGCCGCCTACGACACCTTTCGCCGGGAATCGCGTTGGACATGGGCGACGTTGGGGCGAATGGGCAGAGTTCCGGCACGTCAGTACACGGGCAAGGGCGATGACACGATCACGCTCGAAGGGACGATCTACCCACACTTTCGTGGCGGCTTCCGTCAGATTCAGGCGATGCGTAGGGAAGCGGACAAAGGTGAGCCACTGCTGATGGTCGATAGCAATGGCGTCGTGCATGGCTTCTGGTGCATTACGACTGTGAGCGAGACAGCCACACCATTGACGCGCGGAGGCATGCCGCTTAAACAGCGCTTCTCGCTGACGTTGGAGTATTACGGCGAAACCTACCCGGACACCGACGATGCAACGTGAAGCTGTTACCAGCCCCGCTCGCATCGTGCGCACCTCTGACGGCGACGTGCTCGACGCCATCGTATTCGCGCATTACGGTCACGTCGTCGGAGCCGTGGAGATAGTACTTGAGGCAAATCGTCATCTTGCTGGCATGAGTGTGGTGTTGCCCGCTGGCATTGAGATTTCGCTGCCGCCGCTGCCCCAGCGAAATAAGCCTGTCGTGCGATTGTGGGGGGATGCGCAATGACGCCGGATTTCTCGATCGTTGCCGACGGTCACGACATCACGCCGCACATTGCAACGCGACTAGTGCGCGGTCGCATCACGGATGAGGCTGGCGTTGAGTCGGACCAATGCTCCCTGACGCTTGATGACCGGGGCAACGTGCTGGCCTGGCCCGCCAAGGGGGCGAAGCTAACTGTCTCGCTTGGCTACAAAGAGACGGGCCTGCACAAGATGGGCGACTACGTCGTCGACGAAGTTGAATACAGCGAACCTCCCGCCCAGTTCGTCATTCGAGCGAAAGCGGCCGACTATGCCAATGCCTATCTCAAGACGCAGAAAACCCGGTCGTGGCCGAAGAATACGACCATCGGCCAGCTCGTCACGAAGATCGCCAGCGAATACAAGTTGAAAGCGCGGGTAAGTCCGTCGCTTGCCAGCGTGCAGTTGCCAACGACGCATCAGACGGAAGAAAGCGACCTGCACCTGCTAACGCGGATTGCGCGCGAATTCGACGCCATCGCAAAACCGGCCGCAGGCCATCTGTTGTTCGTTAAAAAGGGGCAGTCTGTTGATGCCGCCGGACGGCCATTGCCAACTGTCCAGGTGACAAAGAGCGGCAAGACGTCAGTGCGCGTAATCGAGGCCGATCGTGACAGATATCGTTCAGTGCTGGCGTACTTCCACGACCCGAACTCCGGCCGACGCGTGCCCGTGCGATTCGACATAGGAGAGCCCACCTTTACGCTGCGCTACAACTACGCGAACCGGGATCAGGCGTTTGCGGCCGCGAGGGCCAAGCGTCATGCGCTAGACAGGAACGCGAAGCAATTGAACGTGTCGATGCCAGGCGATGCGCTGGCCGTGGCCGAGTCACCGTTAAAGGTCTCGGGATTTCGTGAGGGGGTGAACGGGGATTGGGTGGCCAGCGGCGTCTACCACGACTTTTCGCGGCAGGGGTTCAATACGACGATCAAGGCCGATCCACGCTTGACGAGAAGCAAGCAGGGAGGTACCACAAAGTAACGAGGGCGACGACAGGATGCCCACTCCATCGATGCCGCCATCGAACCCACTGGTAACGACAGTGAGCCCGACCGAGGCCTCCGGCCGCGTCGACACGGTAAGGGGAGCTTACACGAAATACGGTGAAGGCTTTTATGGGCGAATTCCGATGTGGGACATGCCAGCGCAAGCTGGGTGTTGGTGTGATCCAACAGTTGCAAATCAAATGCCCGCGCTGCGGGACGTTAAACCAGTTTGTGACGGCCAAGAGCCGCGAACCTGAGCGCCGTCGAGCGTCTGAAACCAAGGACGCACATGTATGAAAAAGCCTTCCAAACAGTCGGCAGCCTGTTCGCGGGCATCGGTGGCTTCGACCTCGGATTCGAGCGAGCCGGATTCCGTACGGCGTGGCAGGTCGAGTTGGATCCCATCAACCGGGCTGTGCTTGCCGAGCGATTTCCCCATGCTCAGCAGCACGCGGACGTGCGCGAGTGCGGAAAGCACAACCTCTCGCACGTCGACGTCATCACCGGGGGATTCCCCTGTCAGGACGTCAGTTCCATGGGAAAGCGGAGAGGGCTCGCGGGCGAGCGGACAGGGCTCTTCTTCGAGGTCTGCCGGATCTTGCGAGAGGTTCAGCCCACTTGGGTGGTGCTTGAGAACGTCACGGGGTTGCTCCATAGCGGCGATGGCGAAGACTTTGCGACAGTCCTCGGCTCGCTGGCCGAATGCGGGTATCTGGGGGTATGGAGAGTGCTTAACGCTCGATATTTCGGAGTCGCCCAGGCGCGGCGTCGCGTTTTCCTGGTCGCGGGTCTTGGACGCTATCCCCCCATCGAGTTGCTGGCTGACGCCGCGCCAGTGGAATCAGTATCTGGCGCGCCTGGCACGCGCGACGAGCCACTACCGGCGGATGAGTGGGCTGCCAATACTCTTTTGGCGCTCAACGCCGCAAGCCGAATCGCCCTCGGTTGTGAAATTTTCGTCGCTCACGAGAACGGATGGGGTGAGATGGTTGAGCGGGCCCGAGCGTCTGAGGTTGATGGGCTTTGCGTCGGACTGGATGCGGCCAACCTTAAGGAAGGCTGCGCTGCCGGAAACGCCGTTGTTCCGCAAGTCGCGGAATGGATCGGGAGGAAATTGATAGGAAGTTAACATGGCCGGCGTCTCTTTAACCGTGTCCGGATACCATATTGCGAAACGACTGGAGTTTGATATGGATGAGTTCGAACCCGACGACGAGTGGGGAGACCCGCCGCAGTACCGTCGTGCCGCAGAAATCGAGGTGCATGAGATGCGGGATGCTCTCGGCCAGTTGTACCTGTTCAGTCACGATGGGGTCATGCGGCGGCAAGCATTCAACTTGAGTATTGTTGACCGCTTCATCTGTGAGCTTGAAATGAAGCTAGCAGAAACGCGTCTGCATGAGTATCAACATTTCTGGCCAGAAACCGCGCTGATCAACGCTCAGACTCAGATGTGGATATTTGCCTTGTATGAGTTGCTTCGGACGTGGACGCGCCGGGTAAGTCATATCGTCAAACTAATAGCCCGTGACGGCGTGACACGCCGCATTCACGAGCTCAAAAGTGACGTGGGCTTCCTACACGTCGAGCAACTGGCGCGTGTGAAGCAACTTGAGGCAGTCCTGGCTGACCCTAATGCCACTTCCACCATTGCAGCCCACTTACGTCACACACACGTGCTGTTCGGCCTTGTGAGTGCGCTAAGAGTGCAGTTGGCAAAGCATGAGGAGAGCGGAAATCCCAATTCGATTGCTTATGGGCCTGACTTCGCAAGTATCAACCGCTACTGCGGCTCGATGGAGTTTGTCATTTCGAAAGGGGGGGCAGATCTTGTGCCCTCGGCCATTAGTCGCCGTGACATCGCTGAGGCCTTGAGGGCAATTAATGTCAACAGCGAGCCGCCGGATCAGGCTTGCCTTGATAGTTTTGACATGGCAATGCGAGGCCCGACGCGGGTGTAGAAGCTGTTGGCTGATGGGCTGCGCGCGGCGATTCTTCTGCGCTTGCTCCCGATGGTGCGGGGTGCGGGGGTAGTAGAAGTCCACCGAGCAGGCATCCCATGCCCGCAACGGCACCGAGTGCGGAAAGCCAGCCGATTCCTGCGGCCCATCGAAAAAGCGCATCTCCCTCATGCGGATCCCGATACAAAATGAGCAGATCGCCATATGACTTAGCCCTTGCAATTTCATTGATCCGTGCGCTTATCGCACGTTCCAATCTATGAAACGCAAGGCTATTGAGGTAGAGATCCAAAACGGCAAAAACGAGCCCGAATGCGAACAGGGCCAGTGAAGGGAGTAGCTTGGCACTGCCGCCGATTGAGGCAAGAGCGGTTGCGGCTCCTGCGAGGCCAGCCCCATTTATGAAAGCGAGGTGTTTAACGGTCTCAAGCGTATAACTTTGCCGAAGGGTCGACGTTGTCTCCCGCCACTTGTTCAGCGCCTCGGCGGCCCCGCTTCGCAATTCGGCAAGCTGTGTGTCGTGGTCGACTCCCAT